TGAAAATGAAAGAGAGTTAAGCTCATTTCTATGTAATAATTATTTAATTTCTAAGCCTGTTTATAGAATATTAGGAGAAGGGTATTTAACTCTTAATATAAACAATAACGTTATCAAAGCTAATATAGGGCAAGAGTTAATAATAGATACTGATAAAGGTTTATGTTATAGAGAAGGAATAGTAGATAATGTAGCTTTAGAAGGTAGATATGAAGATATGTATTTATTAGAAGGAGAAAATACTTTTTCTTGGACAGAGGGATTTGTAATTTATATTACTCCTAATTTGAGGTGCTTGTAATGATAGAAATATATTTAAAAACTAATACTAATTATGATAAAAACGGAGATATAACATTAGATCCAACTTCATGTACTTATAAAGAGAGTGAAAAGGAATTAACCTTAGAACATTTTTTAGATGAAGACGGAAGATGGAAGTATATTAATTTTGAAAATGTTATTGCTGCTGAAGAAAACGGGAAGAAAAAATTTTATAGAATATATAATGTAGTTAGGGAATTGTATAGTGTAACAGCTTATGCAAGGCCTATTTTTTATGATTTAATAGATAAAGTTTTATTAGATGTAAGACCTACTAATAAAATAGGGCAAGAAGCTTTAGATATAATTTTAGCAGATACAGGATTTACAGGACATAGTAATATTTCAAATTTAAGTACAGCCTATTATGTTAGGAAAAACATTGTAGAAGCTCTTTTAGGTAATGAAGAAAACTCTTTCTTAAATAGGTGGGGTGGAGAGTTCTATTGTGAAAACTTTGATGTTTACATAAATGATAAAATCGGCTCTGACAATGGAGTAAGAGTTGAATTTGGATATAATCTTAATGAAATAGAAGAAGATGTAAATATAGAAGAAGTTGTAACTAGGATAATTCCAGTTGGATATGATGGAATAATGTTAGATGGTGAAACTCCATGGGTAGATAGTCCTTTAATAAATAAATATACTCAACCTAAAATGAGGGTTATAGAATTTTCTGATGTAAAAGTTAAGGAGAGTTCTGATGATGAAGAAGGTTTTGACACAATAGAAGAAGCTAGAGCTGAATTAATTAGACAATGTAATTTACTTTATGAAAATGATATAGATAAACCAACAGTTAACTATAAAATTGATATGATTAATCTAGCTAATACTACAGCATATAAAGATTTTAAAATGCTTGTTGAAGTTAACAAAGGAGATACAGTAACTTGTTATATAAAGCATTTAGATATAGATGTTAAAGCAAGGGTAATAGATTATGAAAGAGATTTAATTACTGGAGAATATACATCTATAGAATTAGGGAATGCAGTTAGTAATTTTTTTAATAAACAAGCTGATATACAAAGTCAAGTGGATAATATTTTAAATGATAATGGGAGCGTTAATGCTGGAACTGTTGAAGGAGCTATTAATGCAATAAAAACTCAATTTAAGGCTCTTAAAGATATAGCACAACCACAAGATGTAAGAGCTATAATTTTTGAAGATAGAGTAGAAGATAGCCCTACATTTGGTTGTATGTGTTTAGGGACTATGGGGTTTGAGATAGCAAGTTCTTTTAAACCTGGAACTAAAGAATGGGATTTTAAAACATTCGGAACAGGACAAGGTTTTTATGCAGATTATATAGTAGCTGGAGTATTGAATGCAAATCTAATTAAAACAGGGATAATTAGAGCGTTAAATGGGGAGTCTTGGATAAATTTAGATACTGGTGAAGCACAAATTACTGGAGAATTAAGAAGTGCAAATGGTGATGAATGGGTTGGTTTAAATGCTGGTGGATTAACTTTTCAAGATTGGCACAGGCAAGAGCAAGTATTAAGGGTTGCAAGTGCTAATTTTACTGAAAATAGAGATATGAACGGTATTGTATTTGCAATGCCGAGGCATTCAGATTTTATTGGTTTCTCTCATATAGATAAAGAAAATCTAAATGATGGCTGGACCACAAGTGATACACAATACAATTTTTTAGAAATGTGGAGCTCAGACCAACTTGTTGATGGTTTTCAAAAAAATAAAGGTATTTCCTTTTATGCAAGAGCCTTTTTTAATGGTGGGATTAGAGTAAAGTCAGCTTCAGATAACTCATATGCAACCATTACAGGAACATCGACCTATAACAATGGGACAGGAATAACTAAAAAATTACTAGGATTATATGGGGATAACGGGGTAATTTTAGGATATAAAAATGCTGATTCGCTTACTGCTAGATTAATAGTAAGTGAAGAATGTTTTGCAGGTACAGGCGACACTATAACAAGCTTTGGAAATTGGAATTTTCAAGCTTATACCCTTCATAATGTAAAATTAGCAAATTATACATTAACCAACACTTATGCAAATACTGAAACTAGAACAATAGCAGAAGTTAGTGCTTTAGAAACTAATAGTACAGATAATATTAGATATGTTTATAAGAATATTACTAGTAAAGATAATAAAATTGTGTTGAATATACCAAATGAATATTTAGGGAGAGATTATGATATTGTTGGTGTAGCTAAGTTTGGATTCGGCGATTATGCAATAATTTCTAAAGAAGAAAATAGATTTATTATTGAAACAGATAGAGAAATAACAATGAATATAGAAATAAGCATAGCTTAAAGCAAGCTTATAGAAAGGAAGAAAATGAATACAAAGATAATTAAATTTGATATAAATAAAAATTTATATAATACTTTGATAGCTAAGCAAGGAGATACTAAAAGTAGATTCTTGCTTTTTAATTTACTAGATGGATCTATACCTTTTAGTTTAGAAAACAGAAGTGTTAGAGTCTATGCAGTTAAACCAGATAGGACAGAAGTATTTAATGATTTAATAATTACTGATGCAGCTAAAGGTTATTGTATTTTAGAGCTTACTACTCAAATGTTAGCAGTAGCTGGAACTGTTAAACTAGAATTAATGGTTATAGAAGAAGATAAAAAATTAACATCAAATATTTTTTATATGGATGTTAAGGAAAGTATTAATTCAGAAAAAGCTGTAGTAAGTACCAATGAATTTGGAGCTTTACTTACTGCTCTATCATCTTTAAATGAATATGATAATTATAAAAGAGAGATAGCTGCAGCTAGAGATGGAGAGGCTAATTTACTTACAAAAGTAAAAAAAATTGACGAACAATTGGAAACTAAAGCACTCAAAGGTAAAAATATAAGAATAATAGCTAAGGAAAATGGGGATTATTCTTTACCTTCTTTATGTGTCGCTGATGGTGGAGATACTATGGAAAATCCTATAACTATGCTTTTATTCCCTGGAACGTATGAAGACCAAGTATACATTAAGCAATGGTCAAGGATTAATTTTGTAGGAACAAATAAGAAAGATTGTATAGTAGTAAATCATGGAGGTGGTTATAGTGATGAACCATTAATTACTGCTGGTGAAAGGTATATAGCTAATATTACTTTTAAAGCAACACATGAAAAATCAACTATTACTGATAAAAACCTTTGGAAATCGTACGCATTTCATGGTGATAAATCAGAGGGTGGGGATGGTACAACATTAATTGAAAACTGTAGATTTGAAAGTTATCATAGTGCAAGTGTTGGTCTAGGTATTTACAACAATCAAAAGTTTCATTTTAAAAATTGTGAATTTTATTCAAAAATTGACTGGGATAGTACGCAAGCAAACATAGGCGCTTTTTTTGCTCATAATAATGTAGCTGGAGGAGAAACAAACGGACAATTAATATTGGAAAACTGCAATTTCTTCATGGATAATGATAGAAGTGGTTATGGACACGCTTGTTATATAAATGATGCAAACCTAACAGATGGTGATGGTACTGGCAATGAATTAAATGTAAAATTTATAAATTGTACATTATATAGAAAAGTTGGTGGACATGTAAATGCAATAAGACTAGATAATACTACAAATAGTGGAAATTTAAGTGGGTCTATAAAATTAGATAATTCCAGTAATGGTAATAATATAGCTCAATTAAACACTCCTCAAATGATATGGGAATATCCAACATTACCTGATGGTATTAGTAATTTTAACGGTAGTTTTTCACAATGTAGATATGGAAAGGATAGAAGTGGAAATATAATAATTGAAGGATTAATAAAAGGGTGTAGTGATAACATGGATTTGTTTACTTTACCTATAGGTTTTAGACCTAAATATAATAAATATTTTACCATAATTTCAAATGACGGAACTACTTTGTCAACTGGAAGTATGATAATAAATAGCAATGGTGTTGTAAGGCTAGATAAAAATATAGGAAGTGCTTTTATAAGTGTTGAGTGTTGTTTCATGGGAGAGCAGTAATTCGCAATTTTAAGATTGTTCGTAAAATTAAATATCTAAAATATTATAAGAAGTAGTTACGGCTAGTCTCTTTTATTGTTTAAATTTGCCTTTTATAGTTATTTATTGTAAAATAAAAAAGAATTCACATTAAGGACTGCCATCCGGTGAATTCTTTATAATAGAGGACTATTTTGTTAACTCTATTATATCATATTTTTTATAATGGAGGTAATTTAATTATGATAGTGACAAGAGTTGAAATGACAGAAACTGAAATATATATATTATATGGATTAACACAAAAGTTTTGTAATGATTTCATAAATGAAGTTAAAGATATAACTCATACATTAGATAAATTAGGGATAAAGGGAGTGAAAAATACATTGCCTAATCCATTTAAAATGGATAAAGAGATTGAAATTAGCGCTTATTATTCAATCGATAAGAAGCAAGTATTTATAAGGTTTAATGAAAGTAAAAATAGAAAATTTCATTTTACAACTGTTTATGGTACCCCAATTCCTTTTAATATATTTATGTTCGAAACGTCTGAAAATGACACTGGAATGTCAAGTATTCAAAATATAACTTTGCAAAAAGGAGAAATGAAGTTTCCTATTGATTATAGTTTTATAACTTCACTAGCTGGATTTACTAAAAGATTAAATAATATTAAAGAATTTGCATTAGATTTTATTAACTCTAATAGAGATTTAAATAGATACAAAAATGAATATGATAAAGTATCATACTTAGCTTATTTAAAAGAGTTAAAAGAAGAGATGTTAAAACTAATTTCAGATGAGAATACACCAGAATTAGTTATTGATAAATTCTTAGAAAATCATCCTGTAATTTTGCAGAGAGGATTATATTTAGATAAATTTAAGCA